CTTTAAGGATTTCTTCGTCAATTATTTCTAACAATCTTTTCTTAGTCATTGTTGTTATTTTAATTTTAAACTGCGTTGTGCATTAGTTAAACCATCAATAATTGATTGTAATCCTTTTTTAACACCGTCAGTATCTCTATCTTTAACTCTCTTATCTAAAATTTTTGTATTCATTTTTAGAAAGTTAATTATTGCGTTTTCGGTTGCACTCCAATTAATATCTTCTACCTCATTTACTGATTCATCAGTTTTTTTACCAGCTCTTAAATCTGCTAAATCATCTGAACCAATATCTCCATCTTTATCAACATCTAATTTCTTTTGACCACCAACTAATTCCTCATTCTTTTCACCCTTACCATTCCATGCTGCATCGATTTTATCAAAAAAAGCTTTCTTTTCTTCTTCTGACATATCTGGTATTGATTTACCAGCCTTATCTAATGCGGTTTGAAAGAATTGTTGGTATTCAGTTTCCTCTACCATCACTTCTTTTACAATTTCTTTTAATCTTGAACGTGATATTTTCATTATTTTTCTATCTCCTGTATTGTTTTTGCAATGTTGATTAATCTCTCTTTTATTTTATAAATATGACCGTGAGTTCTTTTCCAAAAAACATCGGATGATAGTTCGTTCATTGTTTTAATTTGATTATACCAACGGAAAAACTTTTCAACCTCACTTAACTGATGTTTCAATTCTTTTAATCCTACTGCTAACTTCTTATTAGCATGCATAGATTCATCGTTTTTTAATTCTAACCAACGATTTACTGGTCTTTTTGATTTACCTTCGTTTACTGATTCTTTTATTTTTCTTTTTTGCTGAATTATTTGTTGAATTTGTGAAAATATAGATTGTATATCTTTATCTAATTGCTTCTCATCGGCACTCATTGGTGATTCAATATCTACATTAGAATAAAGTTTCTTCTTTTTAGCAATTAATACATCTACTTTTTTAATCAAATCGTTTCTTACCTTATCCAAATCTTTTACAATTTCAGATGCAGTTGCTTCATTTACTTCATCTATATCTTTAACCTTTGTATATCCAGTCACTTCTATATTTGAATCTGCCTTTTCTTTATCTTGTTTTGTTTTACCAGAAAAAGCAAAAGGAGTCTGATATCCGTCTACTGCACCTGTAGCAGTGGATTCATCTAACTCCTTTTCAACTTCCTTAATAAGTTCGTCTATATACGATTTAAGATTTTCTTTCTTTAACATTTTTTATTTCCTTTATTAATTCATATGACATCATCAACGCAGAAACTTGTTCATCAGTAACTTTTTTACCAATTTTTTGTTGTTTCATAACATTAATAGTTTCTTTCAACTTAATCTTTGTGATTTTATCATTAACTTCGGAATAAAGTTTGTGTAATTCAGTTACAACAACCTTCAATTTAGAATCATAATATTCACCAAATTTAGAAGTGTTGTTTACGTTATTAATATACTCTCTTAAAATATCCTTTTGTTCATCATTTAAGTTAGTATATTTCTTGTTAAATGTTTCAACAAGAATCTTATATGTAAGTAATCTTAAATCTTTTTCTTGTTTTCTATAATCTTCCATCAACTTATCTTCTTTTTGTTTCAAAGATGGGGTTGTTGTAGATATGTGTTCAATTAATGTCAATTTAGCATCAAATACTTCTTTAACATTAGTTACATCTTGTATCTTTGCTTCAAATATTTTATGAACAGATGCCAATACCTTATAATTAGATACTGGAGATGATAAGAATGAATCTAATTCGAAATTTTCTTTGATTGACTTTACAAGATTATATTTTTCTCTTGCAAGTTTATTCTCATCTAATTTTGTACGAGTTTCAATAATAGCATCAATATATTTTTCTGCTTTACCTTCTGAATTATACTTTTCGTTTATTAATAAATTAAATAAGCGTAATTCTTTAGCCAATTCTGTTTTTCCACCAAAGAATTCTTGTACTATTCTCTTAGCCTTTTCTTCTGGTGCGTTGTTTAATATCTCCAACGTTATCTGACGTGTTAGTAATTCAAATAAGAACCCAGTATTTTTGAATTTCGAATGTTTTATTTTTTTCATTTTGTTTAATCCTTATTTTGATAGACTCAAAATTTCTCTATATAAATATTAAAAATTATAAGTTAAATTAATTTTCCGTATCATCGATAATATTAGTCTCATCTAACATATCTTTCATTTCGTGTAAAAACTTTCGTTTTGATGAAATACCATTGATAAAACTTTTAGCTTTTGCCTCTGATGTTCGGTTTCTTTTGGATGTACGTTCGTTATCACCTAATGGGTCTCTTCCATACGGATGTTTATCTTTACCATAGGTATTACCTTCTCTTGGTCTTCCCACTTGTCCTTTAAGTTCACTCTTTAAGTTTTCTAAACTTTCCTCAACATCAGTTTGTTGTGGTGGGTTTGCAGGGTCATTACCTTCATTCTCAATAGAATTGTAACGGAATGTATCTTTAATATCTTCTACAATCTTACCACGTTGTTCAGTTTGTTCACTTTCAGACATTTTAAAGATATTATCATAAATCCAATCCTTAGATAACATTTTCAATGATTGCATATCAGTTGCTAAACGTATCTTTTCAGACCATAGATTTACTTTCTCTTGTTCGTAGATTGTAGATGGGTTTACTAAACTAATTTCGAAATTAGTCATTTCAGCATCTTGAATACCATTACCAAATAAGTGTATAACACCAATTCTTGATAATTCAGATGTAACCATTTTTTGGATTCTTTCGATTGTTCTTGCGAAACGAACATCTTCTGCTGCTAGGGTTGCTTTACCATTTATATTTTCTTCATATCCCAAATATGCTTTTGGAATTTTCAATGCAGCAAATAATTTACCTTTTAAGTATTCAATATCTTCGGTTGCAGTGTACTCTAACCCACTTAGGTTTTCGATGTTAGTTCCACTATCACCACCTCTTACCGGTAGATAAAAATCTTCCGTTAAGTTTTGCATATTATATTTTAAGTTATAATCACCAGTATCTTTATTAACAAAAGGAACTTTTTTCATTTTGCTAATAATACGTTGCATGTAGTTATCTACTTCGGTTGGATTAATGTTACCAATATCGATTTTAAACACTCTTTTTTCAGGTGCTCTCATAATACGATGGATTAACATTGCATCTTCCATTAGAGATAATTGTTTCCATAATCTTCTACCATTCTCTACCATAGATTTACCATAAGGTAACCAGTTAGTATCTGATAGTAAACGGAAATGTGCCATTTCAAAGTTATCATAATCTACTTTACCAATAGCATCATCCATTACTCTGAATTTTACCATATGAGGATTAGTAGGGTCATGTCCTTCAATTCTTTCTGTATTATATTGAGAATATGGAGTTACATTTACAATACCTTTACCATCTGCAATTTCCAATCCTAAGAAGAAATCACCATACTTACACATATTACGAACCCAAGGCCATAAACTAAATTCAATATTTAAAATATCGTAGTATAAGTTCTCTAATAATTCTTGTACACGTGGATTATCTGAACGGATGATTAACATATCACCAAATTCGTTCTTCAAAGTAGATTCATCTGCATAGATATCCAAAGCCGATGCAATAATCGGGTCTTGGTCCATAGCATCATAATCTCTAAAAACTTCTCTACGAACTTGTTGGTATGCCATTGATTGTGCACCACCTGCTTGTTCATAGAAAGATTTTTGAATCTTTGTGTATCTATCTCTTAATGATGATAGGTTTGTTTCTTGTCTTTCATCGAAGTCAAAAACTTTTCTCTTACCATCGGGCGTAACTGTAACGATAGCCTTTTGGGAAAAGAGTTTTCTTAACCTACCAAAAAATGAAGTATCTGCCATATTTTATTATTTTACCATTTTCTGCAAGACCAGTAACGTGCTTTTGTTCTTGGACCAGGTTGGTCACAATTGTGTCTTGCTCTAAAAGATTTTCTTCTTTCAGGATTATTTTTCTTAATGTTCATTCCCGGTTGACCGAAATTTACTTTAACTACTTTTCCTGTCTTTGGGTTTTTAACATAAACTTTAAACTTCTTAACATCACCTTGCATTGGTTTACCCAACTTCACATCTCTTCCTTGATATTCTGCTTCATAAACACAATTACAATTTGCTTCTTGCAATTCCGATGAATATGCTTTTAGAAAATTTAAAAAATCTTCTTCATCTTCATCTTCTACATCTAATTCGTCATAATCTAAGAAATTATGTTCTGGTTGGTCGAATGGGTAATCCTCAACTTCTTCTTTATAAATGTTTTTTAACTTTATCATGGTATGTTTCTCCTATACACTATAAATATATACATTTTTTTATTTAATTATTTTAACAACCACGATAAATCTTCCGTTTGATTTCCAACTCTCATTTGCCAAGGGTTTTCATCAAATGAACTATTACCACCAAACCCATCTACTTGTGTTACACTTTGATTTATACCACCCAATGCCTGTTTAGTTAAATCTATACCCTCTTGTCTTAATCTTAACGCAGTATCTCTTACCCATAATCCAATTGAAAGGGCCATTACTAAGTCATCATTGTAACCTTTCATTGCTTCTGCACGATTACCATTCCAAATAAATGTAAATAGTTCATCAATTAACCGCGTAGAACGGATTGTAAAGGATTTCTCTCTCAAGTAATCATCTAACTTAGAAATAATTAATGGACGGGTTTTAGAGGTAGTAGAGAACCCAGCAACCATACCTCTCTCTTCTGCTCGGAACTTATTTGTCATCTGATGGGCAACATCTACATATTTCAAATCCTTACTCATATAGAATAGGTTTCCGTATCCTCTATCAATTACTTGTTGAATAACTGCCCAACCGATATTTGCGTTCTCCACAACTAATAATGCGTTATTATAATCAGTTGATAATGAAACTAAAAAGTTTCCAAAATCTTTTGTATCTAATTTACCCTTATATTCAGCAACTTGTGTTGAATTCACCACATCAAATACTTGTGCAGTAGAATAATCCCCACCATCACCACGAGCAACGTCGGCAACTACCATATATGATTGATTATAATCTGGATATTCCCATTTCCAAAGATTCCCATCAAACCCGGTCTTCTCCAAAGGTTCTTGACAATAAGTTTCTCTATAAAATTGTAGTAATGCAGGGTCGATGACAGTATCACCGGAACTTACAAAATCACAATCACATTCTTGTGCTGCACCCTTTGGCCCTAATAACCTTTCTTGCTCATCTCTCCACGGTTGAGCACGCTCAGGGTGTACTGACCAGTGTAAACGAATGGTATTGAAACCATTTCTACCCTCTTCTGCACCGACCCACGTTCTATGAAAGAAATTACCCACACCATTAGGTGTAGAAAGGATAATTGCGTTACCACCCGTTGATAAAGTAGATTGAGCAGATATCCAAATTTCCTCAATACTATCAATAAAGGCTGCTTCATCAAATACTAATAGGGATAGTGCTTCAGAACGACCAGCATCTCCTGCTGCAGACGTTGCTTTTGCCTGTGAACCATTTGAGTAACGTAATGAAAGTTTGTTATCTTCAACTGTGGTTTGTTTTAACCAACTTGGTAGATATTGATTCATTACCCTAATCTTAGTAATAAGGTTTTTAGCAACTTCTTGTTTAGTTGCAATTACTAATACGTTAAAATCTTGATTAAATAACATCTTCCATAAAGAAAATCCTGCAACTAAGGTAGATATACCTGTTTGACGTGATTTCAATACGATGTTATAACGAT